GACATTAAAATTCTCTTAATCGCCATAGCACGTGGAGGAACACCAAGGTCATCCGCCAAGGCCTTATGTACCCTGGTCAAGTTTACAGGCTCAGAAATCCAATTCACGTAATCTGCACCCACAGTAACATCTCTCATCGAGTCATTGTACTGCTGGATTGTCGTTATGAATTTCTGTGCATCCTTGCTAATGGCTGCTGAGAGAAGTGTCTCTCCAAACTCAGTAGCTGAAACCGTTTTCGTCATCGTATTCCTCGTCTTCGTCGTCGTTGATTTCCGAAAGATGACTTCTGGCTGCTGCACGAAGTTCCTTATCAAGGTCTTCGTCTAACAGATTCTCATCTACCAAACTAAATTCGTCAAACACCACTACAAGGATGTCTGCCACCTCTAGTCTCTCCTTTGGAGCAATATGAGACTTCATTCTGGCCCATAGCTCTAATAACAATTCGTGATTTTCATTTGCCATCTTTATTCTCCTCTTTCCAGATCTGCAACTAACACAATTTTCTCTGCGTCGGAATCTAAAATTACCGCATGCAAATCATCTTGTGTGAATTCATCCATGATTATTTTCATCTTTTCCAAGTCATTCCATTCCTTACGGAAATACTTCATCTCCTCGCCGGTCTTCTTGGAAACATACTTATACCGATTACCCTCTTTGGTTAACACACCTGATTTCTCAAATAGGTCAAACAATCCAGAAATCGGATTCATCCCAGACTCCCAGGGAATATCAATCTTAATAGACTCGAATGGTTTAGAGTATCTTGTCTTCACAACCTTGCAAGTTGCGCGAATACCTCTAATATCAGCACCAGTAGTCTTGTTTCCGTCCTCATCCTCTTTAAGTTTGTATTTCTTCATTGCAATAACAATGCTTGAAGCAAAGATGAAGCCTGATCCGCCAGTAATCTTGTCGTCGGGATCGAACATATCCTGAGATTGATATGTGTGGTTTGTAACTGCCATACCAATGTTTAGATCTCCGAACATGTTTACACAATTAGAAACAAATGCCTTTAATTGCCTTGCCTTGCGGCCCATATCGCCCTTCATGTCGCCAGCTTGGAATTGATTTACATCAGTCGGTGTTAATAACATACCGATCGAATCAATAATGAATAGAATTTTTGGTCGTTGTTCGCGTGGTAGATCAAGATGATTTGCCTTGTAATCCGTAACGAAACTATGAACAATTGCTGCTACTTCGTCAATCATAGATGCGCTAATACGCAGCATCTTATCTTCGCTTGTATCGACACCAAGGGCCTTAAGCCACAATTCATCAAGAGCGTTTTCTGTGTCAATCATAACAACAAAAATGCCTTGCTCTTGTGCAGCCTTTGCAATGTTACCGGAAACGATATACGATTTGCCGGCACCGGATTCGCCTGCAAATACTGAAACCTTACCCATTGGAATTCCACGATAGAAATTACCACTAATAAGGAAGTTAAGTCCAAAGGACCCTGTGCTGATCCAGGTATCAGGATCGTTGAATCCTGTAGAAATACCTGTAATGTTTTTAGTCAGAGATTTCCTAAATTTAGAAATATCAAATGCCTTTGCCATGTCTTGTCCTTTTCATATAATCTAATATTTTCTCAAGCTCGTTGATGCTCATATTGGATTTAAGTTTGTTTGCTCTCCAACTAATAACAAACACATTTCCCGGAATATACCCTAATTCGGGAATTACCTTGTCTATACTTGCTTTGTTTGGATCACGTTGTTGTTTACCATCTGTCCCTGTGCTACATGCATAATTTAGTTTTACACCAAGTACCGGGCAGAATTCTGGCCTATCCAACTCATCGAAATTAATCGTGAACGGAATATTTTCTTTTTCTGCCTCTTGTCGTCTATGATGAAATTGCCTAAAGAACGTATTATCGGGATTTCTGTAATTTTCCCTGTCCCTTATACGATAAACCTCTTTACCACACTGAGTACAAATGGTATTAGATGTATATCTTTCAGCAATGTGTCCTCTCTTACAGGGCTTTCCGGTAAAGTATCTATCTTTACCTTCTTTCCTCGAGAGTTCTCTTGCGTGATTGTTTAATAAGGTGCTCATAAATTGTAAATGGGGATTTCTCCCCATTTATCTCATTTATTACGATTTCTGAGCATTGCCAGGATTTCTTGCGGAGACTTGCCTGCTGTTACAGGTGCTACCACTTCTTCCTTAGCTACAGTCTTAGGAGGATCTACATCAAACGGAGGATCATTGTCATCGGCTGCCTCAACTACAGGAGCAGCCTTAGGTGCTACAACCGGTGCTGGTGCCGGGCGTGCTGCTGGCGCAGAACGTGTTACACGCTTGCCTTCGCCGCCTTCGGGATCATCACTTGCGGATGAATCGAAGCCGAATGGCTTGTAATGCTGACTCCAACGTGCTGGGTCATACAATTCACCATCAAGAGATTCTTGGAACATTTCAAAGATGATTGCCAATTGCTCAGCAGACGGACGCTTTGGAAGATATGTTGACAGATCGACCAAACCATATTGTTCAATCGCTGCTTGCATTTCTTCGTTAAGGCTCGATTCTTTTCTTGCCCACTTTGAAGTACCATAATCAGCAAAACCACCCTTGCTTGTCTTGGAGACAATAAAGTCAGTACCGTTGATATAGTCAACTGGGCTATTTTCCATATCGGGATCCATCAACGCAGCCTTGATGATTGCAAAGATTTGCGGACCCATAATGAACTTACGGATTGGATTTTCTGGAGAATCAGATTCATTTAGCGGGTCTTGCTTGACAAAACCTTGCATATAGAAACTACGCTTTACCCAATACTTGCGTGCTGTCTCTTCAAGAGACTTGTCTTTCCACCATGGACGAACTTCGTTCAAGATAGGGCAAGTCATTTTGCCATCCCACATTTCGATACATGGAACTTGAACTACGACTGGCTTGCTTTCGTCTTGGCCTTTGATGCCGGGGAATGGGAGTTTGATAAGTTGACGCTCTGCCCAGAAGAATGTGTTATCTTCGTTGGCGTCTGGAGCGAATCGGAGTGTTGCTGAAGTACCTTCTGCAATATTCCAGTGTGCGTAAGTTGCTTTGTCTCCGCCGCCTGTGCCGCCGGATCCCTTACGTGTGTCTAGTGCTTGTAATTTCTTACGGATTTCTTCGAGTGTTTTTGACATGATTTTATTTCCTGCTTTAGTTTAAATTGAACGCTATTAATTGAGCTGCGATCTACTCGGGTCACGTTAAGCCCTTTCGCATCTTACCTGCTAAGGTCTTCGTATGCAGCTAGTGTACGAAAACCTTGTGTGTTTGTCAAGAACTTCTTAGTAAAAGTTCATAACATATTTATCAAAGTAGGCCGACAGGTCCATGGATTCTTTGATATCTTTCTTAACTACAGTCACTTGTTCCGCGATCTGTAAATTTTCCAATACCTGTGTAAGTACCGCCTTCTCGAAATCGTTGACCCGACCTTCCTTACATAGTTTTGTACCGATCTTATTAACAAACCCAGAAAGTTCATCATTTTCGAGGATCCTTAAGGCTAATTCGTTAAGCTTAAACCCTAAACGGGCATTTTCACTTGCGAACTCAAACATCGGTGTAGTATTTAGTGACTCGCGCCTAATCATAACAACATTAGCGGCAGCTTCTTCAATGCGCTTGTGAAATGTATCGCGCTCCTGCACTAATTGTTTTACGATTGGAAGCACTTCTTCAAACTTTTCATCGAAGCGACGAATGGTAAAAAGCTCTTTCAATCCACTTGTATCGTCTTCGGCAAGTGCCTCACGTTCAAATGTTTCTAAACGAGCCTTAACTGTTTCGTAGGTCTTTACGCCCGTAAGCTTCTTAAGTTCTGTACGAATGGTTTCAATATTCTCTTTAACTGTCTCAACAATACTGGAACTGTCTTCGTTGATTAACTTGTTGGTTGTTACATAACGGTTGAAGGACTGTAGCTTCAATAAGTTGCCTGTGTTCTCAGTAATGTAGGCACCTACCTTGTCGCCAAATGTGCCGCCGTGGGCCATATGCTGAGCCATTGCTCTTGCACCTGGCAGATAATTGTGTGGGAAACGGAAGCGTTCGCCGCCGGATTCGAGGAAAATTGCACTAATATGACGTGTGCGCGAGCCGCGTACATTCTCGTCAACAGGAGTCTTGTGTTTTACAAGAATTCGCACATTTTCCAAAGTCTGTTGCGACGTTCTTGCCGAACCAAACATTCTGCTCAAACTTTCGGCGAGTGTATTCATAGTGTTGTTTCCCTTCTTCATCTTCGCCTGGTAGGCATAATCTCTTGGCTGAATTTGTTTACCAAATACTTTAATATCCGAATTCATTAGGAACTCGTCGGCAATTTTGCGAATATTTTTCTGAAGTCCGTCAATTGAATTGTCAACCGTTGCACCTTTGCTAAACTGGATACTATTATTGTCTTCATCGATGGTTATCATGATGTTAGGATTGGCCACAAAAAATCTACGACCAACGGTAGGATCAGTTGTTTCTGCTCCTTCGTCATCGAAAATCTTAATTTGTAATCCATTGCCCTTCAATAGGGAAAATATTTTACCAGCTAAAGTATCCATCTCAACCATTACAATTCCTTGTTTCTCTTATTTATCAAAAATCATATGAATACTGGCATCGGTGCATCATAGCTCGATTCGTGAGTGGTTGCGATGTTACTATTAATTGCCGCCTGAGATTGGTCGTCCCATGTCGATATATAATCAGTCATACGAACTGCTAAAATCATTGCCATAATAAGATCGTCTGTTTGCCCGATTCTGGCCTCAAAAGTGTTGCCACGAGATACGAATACCTTTAGCTCTGATAGTATGCCTCGAGAATTTAATTTCATTTTTCCCGATTCAATTAAGAATTTCAATTTAGCACATGCTTCTAGTTTTGATTTATTGGTTGTAACAAAGCCGGCGCGGCGACCCGACTTGCCTTGTAATCGATTCTTTGGATCGTGCAACATTGTGCCATGGAAGTTTTCTTCGCCCGTATCCCGGATAACAACTAACGCGGCCTCACCTAGCGAGTTGCTTTCTACTGACCAATATAATTCCGGTTTTCCAGCATTATACAGTTCTTCAAGTATTTTACGCATGGTTCTTACTTGTTCTTCAATGGGCGTCTTATTACTACTCCATTCTGCTACCTGTACAAGTGATGGTAGTTCAAGAACTTGAATAGCTGCATTATCGCCACCGGTCCCCATAGATGGATCTAATGAAACAACATATGTCATATTCGGGCGAATATCGCCGTACCACCTAACTTGCCCTGTCTTACGGATTGGCTGCGCCGGTTCTAGCTGCGATAGCTTAACTGGATTGATAAGTGTCTCTTCAAAGGTAATGAACTGACATTTATGTTCGCGTAAAAATCTATCTTCCCCAAGACCTGCTAATTCGGAATCAGCCCACTCCTGATCACGATCAGGGTGTTCTTCCCAGGTAGCAATATAAGGCTTAAATCCGTTGATACCGACTTTAGTTTCATTACCGTTTGCATCAACTAACTTGTTG